CATACTTCCGGCGATACCGCCGAGAACAGGACCGGCAATTTTTGTAGCGCTTTTAAATACTTTTCCTACGCTTTTTAAGAGTCCCATAAGTATCTCCGATCAGAAGTGATCTATTAGTCCAGGCACCGAGTAAACCGGCATCGGGCGAGCGCATTTATAGTCGAAGTAAGAATCAAATAAAAATTCAGGTTCCGTAGTTACAACGACAACGCGATCGATAGGGGGATTTTCCTCAATAAAGGCTTGATTCAGTGAAGGCAGCGAAGCGAAGTCTTGCGCCAGATGCCATGAATCTAGAGTGTTTGCGTCATTAGACCTGAATTTACCGGTTATTTTAGAAGGCTTGTAACGGTATTCTGCATATCGCTCTTGATAACCGAACACATCGTCGTCATTTGTAGATCCGTCCGCATAGATCTCTTTGTTAAGAACAGCCTGTTCTCCAATATGAGAGAGTGCAGGCCAGTAGAAATCATACCGAGTAGAACGGGAGAACATGCGATCGAGGCCTTGCTGATAAGTCAGGTCAGCTCGAGCAGATACCATACCGATAATTATGCAGTGTTCAGTAAAGGATTTTGTAAAGCCGTGGCCGTTAATAGTTCCGACGCCAAAGGCGGCGAGATTGCCTTGCGGTGATGTAGCGTCTGTAGAAGAAGTTTGCGCAACTGGATTGATATTTATGCGAGAAGATCCGCCGCCGAGATATTCGGGACGTGTTGCGCGAAGGTCGGGAGAAGTTACGCCGAAATGTGATTTTACTATTTCAATGTAACGAGTACCGCCTCGGGCGTCTCGTTCGAATAGTTTTTGGAGCTGGAAAGCTTGACGGAGTTCGTTGATAGTTGCTGCAGTCGCGTCAGTTAGATCAGCATATAGAACAGTACCAACTTGCCCGGGATCCGAGCCGAATAGTTTACCGCCAGAAGAACCGTCAGTAGCCATGCGACGAGATAAGCCGGTAACACTAGAACCGACAGTGATGAAGTTATTGTTTTCGGCGATGCCACTGAATGTTGCGTCGCTTTTAACTGTGGCCTTTTCGCCTAGGGGGAGGTCGACGGAGTCGCCTTTTTGTGGCCATGGTAAACAGCTGGTGAAATAATCGTGACGTTTTCCCCGTCGTAAGACCGTGTAATCTGTAGGGGAGTCGGGACCGTCATCTCTGTCAACGACAACCGAGTCAATGAGGTTTTGATCGCGAAACCATTCGTTGAAACAGAGATTGTATGCACGATGGAATAAACTACTATGCTCCAGATCAGCAATACCAGTAGGGATCCCAAGATAGTCCGAAAGTGATTCGTTTGCATGTCCAACCGATGCAGGCGCTGCCATAGTAGGAACAACATAATCTGTAGAGTCTCCCGGGTCGACTTGTTCGCCGTTGAATTTTTGGAAATTGTCCCATATAAGACGGACGGGGACAGAGAAGAAGAAAGAGTCTAGCATTATGTTATCCATAAAAGGATGTAACGGAGTAGCAAGACGTGTAAATGCTGTCATTTTAAGATTGAAGGTGTCGCCGGGGAGTGCCTCGTCTACGAGGACGGGAATTAATTTACCGGAATCGAATGTGGTTTTATGTCCGAATGATCTGTTAAAAGAAGATCTCGGAATGTCAGCCCGGGGTACCTGGCTAAACATATGTTTCATGACTGATTTCATTGAGTCGTCTCCTGTTCGTTGATTTGATCTTCGAGTTTAGTTTTTTTGAATTCGACAAGATTGCCCAGGCACGTTTTGTTTACAGTGAGAGTAGCATCTGCATTGTCAAATTCGCCTAAGTGAAAAAGAGTATAATCAGAAGGGTGCCTTGCAAAGTTATGATCAGGATCATTAAGAGTATCAACAACAGCTCGAATAGCTTGTCCGATGGTGTCCAGAAAGAATGGTTGCAGATATGCCTCGGATTTTTCGTCGTAAATTGCAAATATTTTTTTAACCATTTCAATTTGCCTCCAGATTTCGTTGGAGTTTAGTGAATCTTGCCGTTTGGCATTTTTCGCGATCGCGTAAACGTCGTGTGCTTAGATCTTTTTCGTTGGCCAAGGCTTTGGCCTTCCTCTTTGCCTTGAGTTTTAGAAGTTCGAAGGCTTCCATGTCTTGTAATATTGAATCGTAATATTTAGGAATTTTTACCTCCTTTCCATTAATTATGCATTTATCTAATGGATACAGATCAGATTGGAATAAGTGAAACCAGTCTTTGCCGATCCCGTTAGACATTGTTGTATATTCAGGTTTTCTGTTTTGGTAATAGTCAATTGCATCTTCACCGAAGATTTTTTTTGTTATGTATCGTGCAGTATAAGCAGCAGATTCAAAAGTGACATCGCCAAGAGTGCTAAAGCCCATAGGCCACAGATCCGACAGTGTTTCGGAAGTGTAGATATCAATGCCATTATTTGTTTGATATAGGATTTTGTCGGGGAAGTCATAGTTGAATACACACGCATGGAAATGCGGTCTCCCTAATGATTTTATGAAAGTACAGCCGTTTAAATGACAGTCTCGACGGTTGCGACCACAGACGGCACACTGTTCGCCATATTCTCCGCAATGATAATAGCGTATTTTGGCATTCGTTCGTTTGCGTAATCTTTTCATGAATTTTTGAAAGTGTTCGACATTGAGAGATTTATCCCTTGGCATATTTTGATCGTTATAGGTCAGGGTGATGAAGCAATTTTCGTCGTATAAGGACGCTTCGTGAACACACCTGATAGCCCATTGTCTTGACCTTTCCAGTCTGCAGCCGATGCATTGACCGCAGGGGATTTGAATCTCGAGATCCTCGAAACCATCTTTTTTGTTGAACACTATTGAACGTTTGCCGGACTCGTTTGCCGACCGTGATCTCCAACCCCGTAAAGGATTGAAGCAGGCCATTAGAGTCTAATGCCGCCACGCATAGGGTTCCATGAATTTTGAGATTTTGTTCTTACAGCGTTTTTTGTGAAGTTTCTTTTTGAATATTTTTTTGACATTTTTTTTCGTCGCATGATTCGCTCCTTTTTTTGTTTTTTTGCAGTGAGGTGTCACTGCGACCAGTTACATCAAGTGGTGAACTGGTCATTTATCCGGAAAGTCCGGAATATTGAATAGCTCCCGGACTAGCCGAAGGCCGGGAAGCAGAGAATCGTCGAGCTTGTTGTCGCTCTCCTGAATTGTATTCTCGACGTTATCGATCAATTTGTCGAGGAATATTTGAAGATCTTTAATATCTAAAGATTTAACGAAGTTATTAATTAGTTGAGTTACGATGTATACGATCATCGATTTTTTCATTTAAGCCCCCTTTATCCCCCGTTACATCGGGGGGTTATAAGACGGTTAACCAGGCACAGCTTGGTTAACCTTGTTTTTGCAGCGGGGCGGAAGCGCTGCGCTGTCCGCCCCGCGTTGCGTTTTGGCCTGATCAGCTTGGCAGCCGTGGCCGCGTCATTATGGTACAGGCTCCGGAGGCGGGGGATCCGCAGGCAGAGGGTCAGGATCCGGTAGGGAAGGAGGGGGAATAAGTCCCATTTGTTCCATTTCTTCCCGATTGTTTTCGTCCGACACAAAGGTCAGGAACGCAGCAGGGTCATTTTGGAACCGCTTACGCACAGAGCTTGGCAACGTAGAGAATGCCTGATTAGCGGTTATGACCTTGTTGAGCGCGTCCTGATAAGTCGGTACGTCTGTTAGATCCGTGTAGTCGCCTTGAAACTGTGAGACATGATCGATCAGGCCAGTTTTTTGATATTTTTTCATGATGTTATTGATATCGCATTCTTTTTTGAAATGCTGTTGAACGTGTGGAGATTCGCCAGTAGTAATTTGTGAACGTACTGGAGCGTCATAAGGTTTTTTGAATTTTTGAGGCATTTTATTTTCCTCCTGTTAATAGTTTTTGATAAGAGAGAGCGGAATTGCCGCCGCCGAGAAGGGCGCCGACAGATCCGAGCCATTGTGACATGCCATAACGGAATTTATTGTTGAGCATGTCTTGATTTTTATACTTGATAACTGGTGCAGTAGATCGGAGAAGGTCCGTTTTTATAGCCTCTTGATCGGCTTGTTGTTTGGCTGAAGCCATTTGTGTACGAATCATAGCTGATGTTTGTGCTTTTAAGCCTTCATCTGTCATGATTCGTGCGCCTTCATAGTTAAGATTTTTAGCTTGTTGTTGAAGGATTTTTAGTTCTGTTTGTTGTTTGTTAAGGCCTTTGGCTGATGCAGCACCTTTAGAGAAGGCATCCACTCCGGCAGCGCCTTCATTTTGCATAACAGCCATAGCGCCATTTGGTGTTGAAGCTCCGCCAGCTTTATAGGCAAAGATCGGGTTTAAACCCGCTGCGCGCATATCTTTCATGCCGCGTTGCCATGATGTATTCGACATTCGTTCTTGAAAGTCCATCTGGCGTTGAGCTTGAGCTGAATTAGCTTCATTTTGATCTTCTGCGCCGAACATTGATTGTAGACCGGAGCCAATAGCGGCACCGGTTGCCGGAGATCCGAACATACTTCCGGCGATACCGCCGAGGACAGGCCCGGCAATTTTTGTAGCGCTTTTAAATACTTTTCCAACGCTTTTTAAGAGTCCCATAAGTATCTCCGATCAGAAGTGAT